GGCGCTTCGATGCCGAGCAGCAGGTCGAGGCGATGATTGACCAGTTTCTGCGCCGCAAGCCGATCTTCTGGTGGTCTGAAAAGGGGCATATCAGCGACTCAATCGGGCCGTTCTTGCGTGAGCGCCAGCAGGAGACAAAGGCGTGGCAGGCAATCCACGAAATGACGCCGTCCAAAGACAAGCTGACGCGCGCCAGGTCTATCATGGCAAGAGCGTCCATGCGCCCAATCAGGGTGCCGGCGTTTGCGCCGTGGTGGAGTGACGCTCTCGATGAGTTGTTGAAGTTTCCGAACGCCAAGCACGACGACTTCGTTGACTGGCTGTCATGGGGCGGTATTGGGCTGGACAGCCTATCTCAGGTTTCCCGTCCAAAAGTCGAAAGACTGGAGAGTTTTCGGGCCGGAACCGGCTCGTGGGTGAGGCAGCAGACTCGGCAAGAGGGCAGATTGCTTGAGTTCAAAAAGAGGGTGGCAGGATGGTAGACGAAGACATGATCGAGGGTCCGATCCATGAAGCCGCCGAGAGTCCGGTAATGGAGCAGCAGGAAGATACCGCCCTGAAGAAGCCGGAAGATGCCGATGCCGAGGCGGCCGAGCAACGCAAGGCTTTGGTCGCGCAGATTCTCGACGAAGTGAAGTCGTGGGAAAAACACCACGAAAAGGCATTTGAAAAAATGAAGCGCCATGTCCGCTTTGTGAAAAACAAGGACGGAGAACAGTGGCGCGGCGTAGACAGCACAATGGCGAACAACGCCAACGACAAGTATGTCGCCAATGTCACGCACCGTCTGATCCAGTCGAAAGTCGCCAGTCTGTATGCGCGCAACCCGCGAGCCCGCGCCCGCCGTCGGGCGATGGTGGACTATGTCGTGTGGGACGGCCGGCAGGAGACGCTTCAGTCGGCCATCCAGACGGTGACAATGGCGCAGCAGACCATGCAGGTCATGGGGGCATCCCAAATGGGGGTGCCCGGTGCCATTGCGCCGCCGCAGCCGTCTCCGACCCCCATGATGGACCCGATGACGGCGATGGCCATCGTTCAGGAGGCCATCAAGATCAGGCAGCAGCGCGACAAGATAGACAGGATCGGGCGCACCGCCGAAATCATGTTCAATCATGCCATGGACCGGGCAAAGCCAGCCTTCAAGTCTCGCATGAAGCAGGCCATTCGCCGCGCCTGCACAACCGGCGTTGCGTGGGTCAAGCTGGACTTTGAGCGCGCGTTCGATGGGTACCGGCCGGAGACCAACGACCAGATCAGGGACACACAGGACCGCATCGCCACGCTGGAAACGCGAATGAAGGAGCTGGCGGCCGGCGACCTTGACACGACGTCGGCCGAAATCGAGCAGCTTCGCTTGCAGCTACAGTCGATGACCGCCACAGAAGACATGCTGGTGCGCGAAGGCGCGCTCTTTGACTTCCCGAAGTCGTGGGACGTGATCCCTGACAAGGAGTGCCAGCAGCTCATCGGTCTGGTTGGCTGCAAGAAGATGGCTCATCGCTTTGAGTCCACGCCTGACCGCATCAAGGACCAGTTTGGCGTGGACATGGGCGACAACTATCGCGCCTATGCGTCGCCTGATCGCGCCTTGCAGGCAAAGGTCGGAGATAAATCCACAGACAAGGTTGTCTGGTACGAGGTCTATGACTCCATCACCGGTCTTGTCTATTGCGTGGCCGAGGGATACCCGGATTTTCTCTGCGATCCGGCCCCGCCGCGCGTAGACGTGGAGCAGTTTTTCCCGTTCTATCCGGTAGTGTTGAACGAAACGGAAAACGAAGACGACCTGTATCCGCCGTCGGAAGTGGACCTTGTCGAACACCAGCAGCGCGAGCTGAACCGCAGCCGCGAAGCCCTGCGACAGCACCGCATTGCGGCGGCGCCGTTCTGGCTGACCGGCAAGGACAAGTTTTCCGACGAAGACGTCAACCGCCTGAAGGCGCGTTCTCCGCATGACGTGCTTCCGGTGCAAGCCTTGATTGGCAGCCAGAAGATCACCGATGTTTTTCAGGCTGGACCCACGGCCGCCATTGACCCCAACCTATATCAAGACCTGCATGTCGTTCAGGACATTCTCAGGACGACTGGCGTGCAGGACGCGAACCTGGGGCCGACGACCGGCAATACGGCGACCGAGGCCGGCATTGCCGAAGCCTCGCGCTCCAAGTCTGACAGCTCCAATGTTGGAGATATTGACGATTTGCTTTCGCAGCTCGCGCACGACTGGTGCAAAACGTCCCTGAAGAACGTCTCCTTGGAAATGGCTCGGCGCATTGCCGGCCCCGGAGCGGTGTGGCCAGAAGTTTCCAGTGGGGACTTCACGGACATGCTGTATCTGGACATTGTCGCCGGCAGCTCCGGCAAGCCAAACCGCGAGCGCGAGGCGGCGGCTTTCGAGCGCATCGTTCCCATGCTGGTCAACGTGCCAGGCATCAACCCAGACTTCCTGGCCAGAAAGGGTGTCGAGCTGCTAGACGACGCTGTAGACATGGACGACGCGCTTCTGTCTGGGGTGCCGTCTGTGCTGGCTATGAACGCCATGTTCAAGAACGCCCAGGGAGCCATGGGAGCCGGCGTGGAAAACACGCCAACCGGCGATCCCCGGTCTGATCCGAACGCCCAAGGCGGGCATGGAGGCCAGAATATGCCGCAGGGACCGGGTGTTTCTGGTGGACCGCAGGCCGGAAATCCAGCCCCCGGAGACGCCATGTTGTCGGCCATGACAGGGCAGATGTAATTTGCTACTATGGCTTTGTTTTTATGGGGATGAGGACGCTAAATGACGACGGAATCGTCTACCGTTGAGACCGATCTGACTACGGGTCAAACCGCCACGAGCAACGACGGGGCGGCGACGAACAGTCAAACTCAGGACGTACAGTCGAAATCGACTGAAGGCCAGGATTCGTCCACCGGGCAGGATTCGGGTGCAAAAAGCCCGTCGACGGCACTGGAAGCCGCCAAGCTGGCGCTTGCAGAGACGAGGACGGAAGCGGAATCACCTCCCGCACAAGCAGGGACCAAGACGCAGACGGCCGAGCCGACTGCCGAGGCCGACAAGGCATCGGCAATTGACAAGGCGATTGCCGACAAGTCTTTGCCTTTCCACACCCACCCGCGCTGGAAGGAGGTCACGTCTGCGGCCAAGGCCCTGGAGGCCAATGTCGAGGCGATGGCTCCGAAAGCGGAGAAGTGGGATGCTCTGGATGCCAAGTTCCGGTCTACCGGGTTGGCACCCACTGACGTCGAACCGCTCTTTGAAGGCGGCGCGATGCTCAAGCGGGCTGGCGTAAGCCATGAGGAGATCGGCGTCCTGATGCAAGTCGGGGCCGCTCTCAAGCTGGGAGACCGTGAGGTCTTCAAGCAGCTCGCAAGTCGTGCGATTGAGGCCCTGGGATTGCAGATCGTTGATGCAATTCCGGCGGACATTCAGTCGCGGATCGAGCAGGGCGCATTGTCTGAAGAAGACGGCAAGCGTCTGGCGGACGTTGAGTTTAACGCCCGTCGAGAGCGAGCGCTGCGTGAAAGAGCGGAAAGCCGCGTTCATGAGCGCGAGACTGCCGATAGCATGGCAGAGCGGTCACGCCGCTTTGAGGCTGCGTCGGTGTCGTGGGAGGCAAGGACAAAGGCAACGGATGCCGACTGGGACCGCAAGGAGCCGCATATCGTTGAGGCCATCAAGGCTTTGGTGAGGCAGCGGCCGCCGCAAGATGAGCGCGAAGTCGAGGCTATCTGCCAGATGGCTTATGACCAAGTGACCCGCATCATGAGGACGGCAGCTCCCCCGCAAAGGCCGAGGGTGTCCCCGGCGACGGGTGGTTCTTCGACGTCATCTGTCCCCGTCCCGAAGACAGCTCTTGAAGCAGCAATGCTGGGGCTGCGTAGGGCCAACGCCAATGTCTAAGAGGTATTACTATGACTGACTTTACCGCAAACGAGCTGGCGAACATCGCCAACTCCGTGCTCGATTTCCACATCAAGGGGGGCGCTGTCGATCAGATTCGACAGGCGCGTCCGATGCTGGACCGCCTCGTCAAGATGCAGAAGACGTTTCCCGGCGGCAAGGAGCTGATTACCGGCCCGATCCGTGGCGAGTATCAGACCGGCATTCAGGGCTTCAGCGGCGACGACGAGGTTGCATACGGCAATCCGGCGACCACGAAGCGCTGGAGCGCCAACTGGTACGAGATTCACACCGGCATCAAGGTGACGCTCACCGAGCTGAAGGTTGCCGGCATTTCCGTCGGTGACTCCAACCGCAGCGAGTCCACTCGCAACCACAGCGAGCAGTCCGTCGTTCAGTTGACGAATCTCCTTCAGGAGAAGTTCTACGACATGGACGAGGGTTCCACTGTCGAGTTCGCCAAGACCATGATCCGCGACGGCTCGCTCGATCCGTCGCTACCTCCTGGCATCCAGTCGTTCCTGTCGCTCACGCCGTCGACCGGTGTGCGCTTCGGCATCGACAGCGCGCTCAATTCGTACTGGCGCAATCGCGCAATCTCCAACCTGTCGACGACCACGCCGGCAGACATGGCGATTTCGGAGGCCATGCAGACCGAGGTGCGCCAGCTCAAGCGGTACAAGCCCAGCGCCAAGCTCTATGGCTACATGGGCAGCGACTTCCTTGAAGCCTGGGAAGCCGAGTTCCGCGCCAAGGGCTACATGACCATGACCGGCTGGGCCAACAAGATGGACCCGTCTGTCGGTGATGTTCAGTTCAAGGGCGTTCAGGGCTTTGTCTACGAGCCCCTGATGGACGACCTGGGGCTAGAGGACGAGCTGTTCCTGATCGACCACGATGCGGTCAAGCTCTACGTCATGGATGGCGAGGACTGGAAGGTTCACACGCCGTCCCGTCCGGCCGAGAAGTACGTCATGTATCGCGCGAAGACCTGGACCGGCGGCCTCGTTGCCGACCAGCTCAACAGCTCCGGCCGCTACAAGCTGGCCTAGTGGCTGAACGGGGAGGCCGACGGGAAACCGCCGGCCTCCCATCTTTTCATCTGGAGGGGACACATGAAGTTTTATCGAGGCGTCATTGATGTGGGCAAGCCGCCAGTCAGGCATCACGTCCAGCGTGGCTTTCTTCCCATGACAATCAACGGCGACAACAAGCCCGTTCCAGTCGAGGGGGCAACCCCCATTCGCCCCATGTCGGCGGCAGAAGTGACGGTGATTCGCAACCTGTTCGGCCAGGAATCGGTGACGAAGTTGGCGGAAGTTGGCGAGAACCCCTCGCTGTCATTCGCCGCCGAGCGTGACCGTCTGGAGACTGTCTACGGCGACAAGGTGATCGAGCGCCTGTTCGGGCCGCGCGGCGTCAAGGCGTCGCTGCCGCGCGAGCTGGAATACGACGAGGCGTACTTCGACCAGTTCGAGGGTGCCGCGCCATCGTCCGATGAGTATCCGCCGACGGTAGAGGCCGCCTAGCCATGGCGCGCGGCAGCACCCTTGGGACCATGTTGACCATGCTGCGGGCGGAAGCGCGCATGGCCACGGACTCTAGCGTTGGGCAATCCAAGAACCCGGCGCTGAGGGTGCTGCTGAAGCGTGTCTACGCCATGCTCTACGACGAACACACATGGCCGCATCTGTCCGGCCAATGGGGCGACAAGTCCATCGTGGCCGGTTCGCGCTACTACGACTTTCCATCGGAAGTGAACATGGAAGGGGCTGTGTCCGCCTACTATCAATGGAACGGCGTATGGCTTCCGCTGACGGCCGGCTTCGACACCACGGCCTACAACGAGTTCGACTCCGACGACGACGAACGATCTGACCCTGTGCAGGCGTGGCGCATCTACTCCGGCACGCAGTTTGAAGTGTGGCCGATGCCGTCTGTAGACGGAACCGTGCGCTTCGTTGGCAAGGCGGCAATGGGCGCGTTTGAGTCTGACATGGATGTCTGTCTTTTGGACGATCATCTTGTGGTCTTGTTCGCTGCCGCAGAATTGGTGGCGGACAAGCCCGAGCTGTCGGCTCCATTGAAGGCGTCAGCAGAGCGTCGGCTGGCGCAGGTCAAGGGTTTGATGAACAAGTCAGAGCCCTTCCAGATCGGTAGCACGGACGCCAGCCGTCGTCGTTCTTTCGGGACGTCCGTCATCGCGGTGCGGTAATGCCCAGTACGATCGTCAACGACTTTCGCCTTGGCGTAGACCGCAGGCGCAAGCGAATCTCAGGGCCGCCGGGCTCTTTGTGGACGTGCATCAACGCGCACCTGACGCGCGGCGGCGACATTGAAAAGCGCAAAAAGATGGTCGCTGTCTACGAGAACCTTCCGGGTGTGACGTTTGGGTTCCGAAAGACCGCCAACACCGCTTATGTGTTTGGCTCTGACGCTCCTGGTACCGTAACAGTGCCGGCAGGCGTGACGTACCAGCGCCTTCGCAGCCCATCCCCACTGCATCCAGACATGACGGCGCTCAAGGATATTACCTTGTTCGACGGCAAGGTCTACGCTGTCGCGGAGTATTCCGACGGGAACATTCATCACTTCTATGATGGTGAGTGGGTGTCGGCCTGGGATGATGGCGTCGTTAGGTCTTACAATACAGCACTGTCGGAGATTGCCGCGCGCATCGCCGCTCTCATCAACGCGAATGGCGCAGAAGTGGCGACCGCCTCTGCGGTGGGTAACGTCATCACCATTACAGGTAAAGCCGTCAACGTCAGCTTCACGGTGTCGGCCGACGCAATCAACGGCGGCTCCGTCGACGATCAGACCGCTACCGTTGCGGAGACGCAGGCGGCTACTGCCGGCCTACCGGAAATCAGCACCGTCACTCTTGCTGGAACCCTGGAGGCTGGCGACAGGTTTTCCGTCACAATCAACAGCAATAATTACGGGGCCGGCGACAATCCCGCCACGGTGGCGACGCGCCTGTTCACGCACGGATCAAAAATCTACGCGATGGTCGGGCCGACTGTCTATTATTGCGCGGTCGACGACCCGACAGAATGGCGCTCCAATGTCAATGGCGCAGGATTCGAGAACCTGTCGAACAACGAGGAGGGGTCTCTCTCAATTGTGGGGGCATCGCGCTATCAGGGTGACGTGGCGTTCTTTGCCAATGATACAGCGCAAATCTGGACGCTGGACTCCGATCCCGCAAACAACGCGATGTCGCGCGTGCTGGAGAACAGCGGCTCCATTGCTGGCAGGTCGATGATACCGTTTGGAAACAGCGACATTCTGTATTTGTCGCGTAGCGGCTCCAGATCGGTGCGGTCGCGGGATGTTTCCGGAGCGCCGTTCGTAAGCGACATAGGCAACGCTATCGACGCTCTGCTGATTGAAGACATGCGTACCTTGGGGGCTGATGATGTTGCGCTTGCTACGGCGATGCTGGAACCTGTCGATGGCCGCTATATGCTCGCGCTTGGTGATAAAATCTATGTTCTGTCTTATTTCCCTGGATCGAAAATTACGGGGTGGTCGTGGTACGAAATAGACGAGGTTGACGACTTCTCGGTCGACTGGTCTTGCACGCAGGGCGGAAAACTTTATGTGCGCTCCGGTAACACGGTTTATGTCTACGGCGGCACTGATGGCGACTCTTACGACTCCAGCGCCGATGACAACTACGTCGTGACGGT